AGAATCTATTACAGCAGTTTACTTGTGCCAACTTAGGGAGAGTACCTGTCACTACTACAGCAGGTAGGTCAGATGAATACATAATTACAACTGGTCCAGATGATTGTGAGGAGGGTGTATGCAAACTATAGTATTAATTATAATATTACAGATAATAGTAGAGATTATAATATGAATGAAAAAGAAGAAGAAAGACATCCACCTCGCCCACCAATGTCACCGTTTAGTTAGTTGTCTTTATTCCATTGGTTAATATTCTGAACTTGATTAGCTTTTTGATTCCAAGGAAGTACAGGTCTATATCCAGTTAAAGCACCTTTTTGAAACTCTTCTAACTCTTCATCACTAAATTTATTATTAAGAGTAGCTAGGTAATCTTCTCTAGCAGGTGTAGGTTTTATACCTTCTTCTTCTTCATCATCAAAGTATCTACTACCTAGAATAGAAGCAGCAGTAAGCATACCAAATCCAATAGGATGTCTTTTTAAAGCGAACCTTCCTACATTGCCAATTCCCTTAGCTATATTAATAGAAGTAGAAGGTCTAACATTCTGTGCCTGTCCTAGTAAAGCTTTTATATAAGTATTTGTTGCCATTAGTTCCAACTCCATTCAATAGGGTTTCCAATCTTATTACCTATTGGTCTACCCCATATACCAATAGCTTCTTGTACACCAGCAGGTGTATTCCAATGCTCATCTTCAAAGTCTGCGCTCCAGTAGTTACCATCATCAGTACCTTCTACAGAACTACCTTGAAACCATCCCGGTTTTGTATTTGCTTTATCTTTACCACCGCTAATATCTCTATTATCTATAGACTTCTCATAAGGAGGCATGTCTTTATACTTAGATTTTATAGCTAAAGGTTCGTCTGCAATTAAATCAATCCCTTTATCTGGAGCCATGGGTATAAGAGAACCATCTATATCTCTATCCCCTGTTAATTGATTAGCAGCACTTCCAACTCTCTGTATAGCAGGTAATACATTAGCAGGTTTAATTACAGTTTCTGTCTGAGTAACTGGCGTAGGTGTTGTTCTAGGAGGTGGTATATCTATATCTTTAGTCCTTGCTATAGGTCCAGATACTTTACTAGTCATCATACCTTTAGGTGCAGTAGTAGCTATAGCACTAGTCTGAGCAGCTCTGTTAGCTAATTGACTAGCTTGATATGCTTCATAAGCAGCAGCACTACCGTTCTCAAACAAGTCAGCTTGAGTAGCAGCAGCCATAATATCATCGTCTGCCATGCGTTGTTTATCTCTAGTTAATTTATCTATAGAGGCTTTACCGGGGTTTACTATTTCACTAGCTTTAGCTGCTACAGGTGTAGTTTCAAATGGTAAGTCAGGGTCATTAAAACGAGGAGTTCCATTATCTAATACAGAAGTTCCAGTAGCTGCTTCTAAAGCACGCAATTGGTCTGGTTCAAAGTATCCAGCTATCCCTTCAAAGTCATCACCTAAAGCTTCAGCTCTTTTTATTTGTTCATAGTATGCTATATCATCAGCAGTTACCCTAACAGGATTACCAGTTTCAGAAGCAATCTTAGCAGCATCGTTTAAAGCAGGAGAAACTTCTTGATTTCTAGTAGCTCTCATCATACCTTCGGTATTTAAATTAGCTACCGCAGGTTGTACACTAGGAGTAGCAGCTTCAATGTCATCTATTATAGGAGCAACTTCTGCTGCATCTATCTTAGCTGGTTTAGTAACACTTGACTCAGGTACATAAGCACCTAACGCATCATCCCATACTAATTTACCTTCATGCTTAACAGTTCGTTCTAATTCTTGTGCTACTTTTAATTCAGCAGCAGCTCTGGAAGCAAGCTCACCTTCCATAACTGTACCTTTAGCTGTGTTAGCCATCTTAGTAGTAGCTATACTTCTCTTAGCTGCTTGTTTAGATATTGTAGTTAGTAAGGCTTTAACTGCAAAAGCATCTAGAGCTACACTTACAGGCTGTTCAGCAAAAGAATCAGCAGCTTGCTCTAGGCTTCCATACTTATCAGCATAGTAATCATTAATAGCATTAGCATATACTTTATTAGTTGCCCAGTCTTCAGGTAAGTACGCCTCCCAATCATCAGGTAACGCCTTCTGTGCGTAACCAGCTAGTACTCTTAGTACAGCTTCTCCAGTATCTATAGGTCTAGATACTGCTTGAGCTATATACCCTAGTTCTGTTAAAGCATCTGAACCTATGTTACTACCTGCTGTAAACAATGTACTAAAGAATCCAGCACCTTCATCTCTTAGGTTAGGGTCGAATCTACCTTCTGCTTCTTTTAATTTTTCCTTATCTACTAAAGGATTACCTCTTGCCATAATTATCTCCTGTTATCTTCGGGGTCTCCGTATTGTGGGAATCCAAAGAAACCCGTGAATGTTCTTTCAAATCTTTCTTGCCAATCTAAGTCTTCATCTAATACAGACTTACCTACAATAGGTATAGTCTTTCCTAATATCCACTTAGCATAGTGCTGTGTACCATCTTCATCTACTAGTCTTGGACCAAGTGGCATACCTTGTTTAAGTGAGAACCATTGTTTATTAAACATAAGTTCTAATGCTGTCTTAGGCACAACACTTGTCTTGTTCATAAAAGTGTGCATTGGATGCTGCGCCCAATGTATAGGCTCTGCAATCTGTTTAGATATAACCATAGTTTCTCCATTACCTAAGTCTAATCTACCACTATTTTCACTACTCCAGAAATCCCATAAGTTTTCCATAGTAGCTTCTTCATCACTAAACATTTCAGTTAACGCCCACCACATAGCTGAAGTATACATACCTGCTTTAACACTATAAGCAGCATAAGCATTCCATGCTTTAACAGCAGCTTTAGCTTCAGGGTCAAAATCCCAATTACCTTTCTGTATTCTTTTAGCAACTGCTTTACTCATGTTAGGAAAACCAGTCATTGTTTTATACACAATCCTAATGTTAGATACAGTCCAGTCAGGAGCAAACAAACCTAAGTTTAACCACCTTCTTTTATTAACAGGTACTAACTGAGCTAATCTATTAGCAGCTTTACTTCTTAATCTATTAGGGTTCTTTGCTGCATATCTATACAATCTAGTAGCAAAGTTATTCCAGTCTAAAGAACCAAACGCATCATTAGCAAATTCAGAAGCTTTCTGTCCAGCTAGTTTAGGTTCAATACCAGCATCTAACATCTTTTCTTTCTGCTTTAAATAAACAGCTAACTTAAATCTATCATGTAAATACTCCCATGTTACAGTATCTATCTTATTAAAAGCACCCATCATTATATCTCCTCCTCTTCCTAGCTTAGGTAGAAAAGCATCTATCTGCGCTTTACCGGGGTTGACTAACTCTTGTCTTTTAATATTAACAATCTGTAAACCATCAGCTATAGCTTCTTTAGCTAAGTCTATAAACTTAGTCTCACCTAGCTGCATGTCTGCCCATGTTACATCTTTTGTTATTCTATTTTTGCCTACTTTAAAAGCTCCTTTCAAAGCTCCAGCTAAACCTAAAGAGTAAACACCAGACATAAGTAATGCTTGTGCGTGGAACAAAGAACCAAATACAAACACACGCTTTAAAGCATTGTTAAGTTTAAGTACTCTTTCTGCCATATCCCCTATGTTTCCTCTATGCCTTATAGCAAAGAAGTCATCTAGTACATGATGAATATTGTTATGCGCTAAATAACCTTTTAAAGCAGGATGGTCAAAGGTTCTATAATGAGTCATTTCTTGGTCGCTTAATTTACCAGCACCTTTAAGTAATTCAAAGTCTGCTTCCTTTAATAAAGCAGGTAATGATATATCGTTTCTGTTAGGAGCAAAACCTAAGTCCATCTTCTCCATACTATTTAAAGCATTTCTACCTATAATAGCTCTAGACATACCTTGTATATATACATTGATAGCTTCTTTAGGACTAAGTAATGTTAATCCAGTAGTCAATCTACCACTATCTATCATGTCTTGTATGTCAGCAAGAGTACCTTCTATGTTTCTTTTAGTAGCACTTCCATCGTTAAGTTTACCTAGTATGATAGTTAAATCATCATCAGTTAGCTTATCCATATTGCGGAATAGATGAGGAAAGTAGTTGTTTAAGAACGCACCTCTGGATGAAGAGTCCATACCTTTCATACTTAACTTCATTACTCCATCTTTATTAGCTATAAGTCCAGAGTCAACTGCTTGTTTACCTATCTCATCTAACAGTTGTTTAATTTCATTCCTAGCTTTTCTCATATCACTAGTTATATTAATACTAGCTGAGTCTACTCCTTCTATACTATTAATAATAGTTCTTACTTGAGCATCTGTAAACTTATCTAACTGACTTATAATTACTTGTGCTTGCGTTTCCCATACTTTAGCTTGCTCCGCATCTATCTCTAAACCTTCAGCTATCTGAGCCTTAATTCTAGCAGTAGTAGTATTTATAGTCTTGCCTTTAAGCAGCTTATATCCTTTAGGTCCAAGTGCGACACCTAATCCTACAGCTAATGCTTGCTGAAAAGGTTCTTCTTCCTCCTTGTCAGCGACTGCGTAAGCACCTCCAGCTAATCCAGCAGCTATTCCTAGCTTTTTCCTAGGATTATCTTCTAACCAAGTCATACTTCTGTTAACAATACTCGGTGTTGTATTTACATCTATATCATCAGGTGTAGTTCTACTAGCTTTAAGCTCTTCTACTAGCTCATCTACTTGTCTATTACTAGCAGTCATACCTTCTGCTTCTACTTGCTCATAAGCTCTTTCAAGCTCATTTAACGCCATGTCATTAGCATCATTTTCTTTCATGCTAATAGCTTCATCAGCAGTTCTAGCTTGAGGCTCTGGCTTTAATCTTTGTTTTACTTTAGCTAATTCAGCAGCCATTAAATAACTTCTATAACTATTCTCATCTCTAAGAAATAAGTGTTGACTAGGTGTTATATCTTTAAAAGACTCTCCTAATATGTCTTCATAGTTTTTATAAAAGTCTTTAAATTCTTTACTTATCTTTCCTTCTTGCCAGACTATATGACTAACATTGTCTTTAACAATAGACTGTACAGGTACATCATCTCTAACATTAGGTAATTTTGCAGCTTTAGCTTGAGCAAGTGTAACAACTCTATACTCTACACCATCTTTTAACTCAGGGAAAATACGAGTGTCATGCTCAGTATAAATCTTATGTGCTGCTTTTTTAACTCTATTAATTTCCTGAGCAGGATATAAAGCATCTACTGCTTCAGAGGCAAATTCTTTAGTAGCAGGTTCAGTAGGGGTTTTCTTTTGTGCTTCCTGAACCATTGACTTGTAATCAATTCTATCACCACCAGCTTTACCTCTTTTTATTTGCAACTCTTGTGCTTGTTTAGCTTTTAAATCTTTACTAGTCCTGCCTAAAATACCTAGTCCAGCTAACACGCCAAAGCCAGCACCAAAAGCTGCACCTGCTTTAACTTGATTACCTTTAACACTACCTTGATTAAGTTTACTATAAGCAGCTTCATAGCCAGCACCTACAGCCGAACCGCCAGCAACTCCTGTACCTACTTTAGCTAATCCTCTAAGCGCAGCAGGTTGTATATTGTTTAGTTTATTAAGAGTAGTGGCTACTATCTTACCACCTTGAGCTGCTCCTGAGCTACCTCCTGTAAGAGGAGAAGCTAATAAAGCTAAAAGAGTTATAGGTAAATCTTTTATAATCTCTGCTGTAAATACACCACCCACATAAGAAGGGTTTTGCTTAAAGAGTTCTATTAAAGCACCTAATGCTGCTTCATCTTCAGTATTAACACCCCATCTTTCATTAAAACTTTTACCATCTTTATCTATAACAGCATCTAAATCTCCACCTTTAGTATCATAGACATGTTGTAAATCTCTAGTTAAGATAGTATTTCTATTTACCATCTCTTTTAAATCTGCACTTTCTAACTCAGTTAATTTTCTATGTTTAGCTAGTTCTTCATACTCAGCTATAGCTTTATCTAACTCATTCTTTCCAAATTGAATACCGTTTCTTTGTACATACCATTTCTTTTGACTACTATCACTAGCACCTTTACTTGCTAAAATACCAGACAAACCAGAAGTAAACCAAGAGCCTACACTATCATGCCCACTAAGAAAACCACCTACAAAGCCTGAATTATCTTCAGGTAAGTAACGAGCCATCTCAGCTTCAAACTGTGCCTCTCTTTGTGCTACTGTTCTATAAGCCATTTAGTTATCTAAGTCGTAAGGAATACTAGCAAATAAATCTGCATTGTTAGCACCATCATAGGTAACACTACCTTCTATCTTAGCTCTGTTCTTTTTATAATACTCTACAGGATTACTTTTAAACTTTTCTAGCTCTTCTGGAGGCTGTGTTAAAAACCATTGCTCAGCTTGAGATGAACCTACCATACCCATGCCTGCATTTACCCACTCACTTACAGCATCTTCAGCATTTTCATAGTTTTTGTCAGTTTGACTCATAAACATTTCTGGCATTAAATCTATTAAACTATTTTTAACAAAACTTAATACTACTTTAATTTCATTCTGAGCTTTCTTTCGTTTGTAATCTCTTGTAAAGTCACTATCTTCAGACTTTACTTCTCCTTTTAAATACTCAGGTACTGCACTAGAAGCAGGAGTATCTATTAAATCTGCTCTTTCTGTAGAAGTTGGTACAGCTACATCTTCTGAAGTATCTAATACTAAGCCTGCTTTTTCATACACACCTTGCTTTACATAGAAATCTCTTTTACTATTTACATACTGTTCTAAACCTGAAACATAAGCACCATCTCCGTTATCTCCAATTTCATCTTCAATTACTTTAATAGCGTCTATCATTGTAAGAACTTTCTTAGGATTAAACTTAATTCTTTCTTGAGTTAAAAAAGTATGTATAGCTGAGCGTTGTCCATTAACACTTACATCTGTTTCAAACTTTCTTACTAACGCTGGTCCATAAATAGTCTGCGCTCTTTCTAGTTTAGCGTTTTCTACTTGTATTTCTGTGTTTACAATATTAGCTTCTGCTTGTTCACTTTGTAATATCTGTGTTGACAACTCAGCAGCAGCTTCAGGATTAACTTGCCTGACTCTTGCTATAGCTTCTTCTCTTCCTTCTTTAGTAGAGAAATCAGAAGTATCATATATTTCCTTTAATAAGTCTTCTTCATCTTTAAAGCCTGCTAATTTACCTAAGTTTTTACCTAGCATTCCTGCGCTTGAAAAAGCTAACTGCATAGGCGCACTTGTGTAGCCTTCTGAAGTAGCTACACTTACATCGTTAGGGTTAAAATCAAACATTCCCATTATCTATTCTCCTTAAAAACGACTGTATACATTCTTACTAAGATACGAGGCTTGTTTAGCTGTTGTTGGACCAGCTCCGCCATACTGCGCTTGATTTGCTTTAGTACCCCAAGCATACCCATCTCGCCTTCCGCCCATACCTTTAAAACTATTTATAGCATTTGAAAAACCACCGTATCTTCCTGCTGTAGCATTAGCATTAGTTAAAGCAGCTCCGGATAAATACCTAGAACCCATGATAGCAGCGTCACTTAACATGCGTCCTGTATCTACACCTAATTTAGCGTAATCTAAAGGAAGCTGTCCTAGCTGTGCAGCTCCAGACACATCTTCATTAATCCTACCTCTATACCTATCTATCATATCTTGTACTCTATCACTAGCTGATTGTCTAACTTGTAGATTGGTAGTACCTTGTGACTCTCTTAATGCTTGCATTTGTCCCATGCCACCAGTAGAGCCTAGCATACCTCTAGCTACTAGCTGAGCATCTAAAGCTTCTCTATCTGCCTCTTGTCCCGGAGCAAGTAAAGCCATTTGCTGGTCATAATATCTATTCTCTGCTGTTAAAGGGTCAGCTTCTATGCCTTGTAAATAACCTCTATTAGCTTCAGCGGAGGTTAAAAAACCTTTCTGTTGTTTGTCAAAAGGGTCTGATAAACCTAAGCCTACTACCTTTCCATCTTTGTCAAACTTAGCTCCTCCTAAAGAGCCAGCTACATCGTAAGGATAAGAGCCTTCCATTGCATATTTAGCTGCTGCCTCTTGACCTGCTTGATTTTCTGCTGCTGACTTAGAGGCTCCTTTAGCTCCTAAAGCTGCGCTTATAGCTCCTGCGATTAAATTAAATGCTGACATTTCTATCTCCTGTTATGTTCCTGAATAACCTATTTTTATAGTAGAGCCACCGTTACCTGATGAACCTACACTAAATCCTGTTGCTCCTGATACTGAATTTCCAGAGTACAGTATTGTTGACTGTCCACTACCTGTTGTTGTCCCTTGTCCATCTGAGTCTGTACCACCTTCAGTTTGATTGTAATAACTAAAATAAAACCCCGGTTGTAAGTTTATATTTATACGATAGTCAGAACCCGGACTTCCACTGTTAGTATAAGGCTGTTGCTTAAACATTACAGTACCATAGGTATTCCAATGCGTAGTTATCATAGTAGAAAAATTACTGTTATAACTCCAAGAAAAAGTAATTAATGGGTTAGTGCCCGGTGGATAAGGATGTCTAGTCCATATTTTAGTACCGTTAAGATACACATTATCCATATCAGTACCGTTTAACTTGACATCGTGTTGCCCCGTTAATTCACTACCATTAAAGTAAATTGCTCCTGACATATTATTATGATGTAGCTATATATAAGTCACCACCAGATGTCCAAATCTTAGCCATACCTAATACTGTTTGTGAAGCAGCAGGTGCGTGATTTTGAACAAATGCCGTAGTAGCTATTTGTGTAGTGTTTGTAGAAGAACTTGCTGTAGGTGCTGTAGGTGTTCCAGTAAATGCTGGACTTGCTTTCTCACCTTGAACAAATGCTGTAGTAGCTAATCTAGTAGTACTGTTACCTGCTGACTGTGTAGGTCCAGTAGGAACACCAGTAATAGTTAAAGTACCTGCTACTGTGCCATTATTCATAGCAAAATCTTCACCTGAATCTCCATTAATGTCTTGTTTAGAATTAACTGCTGTTCTTACTGTTGTAAATTCAGTATTAAAGTCAGCTCCAGATATTACTTTGCCAGCATCACTATCAGACAAAGCGTCCTTACCGCTCCAATTTACTGCTAATGTATAATCACTCATCGTATTTTCCCTTGTAAAGATATAATTGATAAATCTTGAATAGAAGTATCATAGCCATTGCTTACAATACTTAAATTTAATTTAAGATGTTTAGCACTACCTGTTAAAGCAGTTTGATATTCTTGTAATCCATATATAGGTGTATACTTTGCAGCTCCGTATAAAGAAGAAGCAGCTCCGTATAAAGCTATAGTACCTGTTGTAACAGGATTTAAACTTATTTGAGTTATAGCAGAAGGATTAATACTATAATCTTTATACCACTTTACACCTAAAACTGCTCCAGAACCACCTTGTAATACCATTCTTAATCTTTTAAGAATAGCAGAAGTTATGCCTTCTCCTAACGGTATCCATATAGAAGACACATCAGCAGTAATAGCAGCATTAGTATAGCTGGCTGCTGAATCAACCCACGCCAAATCCACATCAAAATAACCTTCATAACCTGCAATACTCCCATCTTTTTGTCCTATTAACAAACCACTATATAACTCAGTATCAATCATGCTAGCAGGTTCTCTATCACCAGTAAATGACCAAGTTGTTATTCGAGGTGCTTTATTAGTTGTAAACTGCTTAAAATCAAACACATAAGTTATGTTGTTGTCTACAAAACTTAAGATATAAACACCTTCTCCTTCTAAATAAACTGACTTTACATTAGAGCTAACACCTATGTTTCTTATTAAGGTATCTTTAATGTTTATACTATAGTCAGTTAAAGGTACTTTATCTTTTTCAGTAGTACGCATAAGAGAGCGTAGTCCTGTAGCTGATAAGAATACTAAATCATCTCCTACTGCTTGTACTGAATCTCTATTAACTAAACCTACACCACTAATAACCTCATTTAATGACATATTAGCTACATCATCAGGGTTATCATATATAGCTATATTATTTTTACCGAATATAACTAACTGTCCAAAGAAAGGAGCAATGTTTACTATCTCATCATTGTCCCAAACCTTTTTTAAATCTAATAAACCTGAACCTGTACCTGTATAATCATCTCCATCTAGTAAAGCAGAGTAATACATTACAGCTTTATTTTCAGTTACTCCTCCTACGAACATTCTACCATAAAAACCCATACCACAACTAGGGTCGAATGTAGTTACACCTGAAGGTTTAGTACTATTGTTAAAAGCTGCCCATTTAGAACCAGAACCTAAAGCACCATCATATCTTTGAGGTACTATACCCGAATGAAAACAATGTAGTCTTTCATTAAAGTTTATAAATTGCCAATTACCTGTACTGTTAGCAACGGTATGCTTAACATCAGCACCACTACTAGGAAAAGCAGCATTAGGAGATGTAAAGTCAACTGTGTAAATAGAAGTACCGTGACTAGCAAATATTTTATTAGTACCAGAATCATTATGCTCCACCATAGAACCTATAGCTGTGCCAGTAGGAACTACTTTTTGTTTAAAACCTTTTCTAAAAGATATTCTACCAGATTCTCTAATCATTACATTGTCAGCAGATGTAAGAAAAGAAGGGTCTAAAGTAGCTGCGTTATATTGAGTATTTAACCCATTAACACCTAAGTTAGTTAAAGGTTGAAAAGCTAGTTGTTTAGCCATTAGTGCATATTCCCCATAAACCAATCAGACTCAAATTGAGTATTACCACTATCCATCATAATAGCTTGAGCAATAGAAGTACTAGCTTCTGTAGCAGCTATAGATGATTGTGTTCCTCCATCTTCACCACGCTCTGATAAAGCTCTAGCATAAGCTCCTAGTATTAAAGGCTTTGTAGGTATCTTTACTGTAGTAGCAGCTAATGTTAAAACATCTTGATACTTAACCATATCAAAAGAAATAGTTTCTGCTTTACTAGGAGTAGGTGATAAATCTACTTTAAGATTGTTTGAGCTATCTGCTCCATTAAAGCCGTAGTAATGAGGCTCGCCTGTAGAAGCTGTAGGATATCTTTCTCTATTAAGGTAAGCTCTGCTTACTTGTACTAGCTCATTACCTGTAGTATTATTAACTACATCTAGTATCTTAAATTCTTGTCCAGAACTTAAGTTATAGTTTTTAGTACCAGCTACTGTAGATATATCCACAGTTTCTCTAAGTATTTGCCAATCATGGTAAGACTCTATACTTCTTTTAGAGTCATTAACTAAAGCACCTATAACCTTATAGTAATCAGATACTGTAGTGCTATCATTAATAGCTCCACTCCAATCAGAAGTAATAGGAGTTTCTCTTAACCTTATTAGTACTTCGTTTATTACTTCTCTAAATGTCATTTATTTCCCCTTAGCTAATTGCGCACCGAAGTAGAACTCTATTATCATCGTTGCCCATTGGAATACTTCATCAAACTTTAATACAGCACCTGCTTGTACAGTTACATAATCTATTGTATCAGGCGTTAGCTGTAAACCTAGTAAACTAGCTCCTTCAATTACAGTAGGTATTACTGTAGGTACATTAAAAAATACAGGAGCTATCTGTGTAAAGATTATTAAAGCCAGTATAACTAAAATAATAATTCTTCTATTCATAGCAGCTACTGGACTTTCTTTATCTGCTCTATCTCTAGCCATATTAATAGAATCATTACGGACTTGTAGTGATTGTATCATTAGCTTCTGTTGTTCTTGTGCTGCTTGGCTTTTTAAAGCAAACAACTTAGCAAGAAAGCCTAAAGCTATTGGTGCTATATTAGTTAAAAATCCTATCATGCTACTAACCTTAATAAATTAAACATTCCTACCTCAGAAGCTATAAAGTAAGCAAACCCACCATATATAAAGTATCTAATTTGATTCAATATGTTAAATATCTTTTGTATCTTAGCATTAGTGTCATCAATTTTACTAAAAAGTTTAGCTATTTGAGAAGAATGTTTATCTAGTTGTAGCTGTACTCTTTTATCTTCCATTACCACTTACTCTTATTTGCCCAGTAAGCAGCACTCATCTTACCTTTGGATATATTTTTAGCATGTCTAGCTTTAAAAGACTTACGCCTAGCTTTCTGTGCTGCTGTTTTAGGATTACTACCTGCTCCAGATACTCCTTGTTGTCCGTACCTAATAGTTTTAATCTTGCTTCCTTCTTTAGCTACTACAACATGACTCTTAGTTTTATGGTTAGGAGTACGTTTAGGCTTGTTATATCCAGATACTCCTGCTTTTTTAAGCCTTGAATCAGCCATTACTTCTTTTTACCTTTTTTCTTCATTGGTGGGCGACCTCTTGTTTTTCCGTATGTTCCTTTTCCGTATGGCATATAATCTCCTAGTTTGCTAGTGGGTTATCTAATGCTCTTTGTAGTCTTGTGTTAAGTCTTTCTTCTACATCTTTAATTTTTCTATCTGTATCAGAATAAAGAGCGTCTCTTCTCTGGTCAAATCTTGTATCAGCATTGTCAATCATTGTACCTACATCTGCTTTTTGATTTTGTAGTTTTGTTTCTACATCATTAACAATACCTTCAAGATGTCGCATATCTTCTCTAACATCTTTCTTTACTTCTTTCACATATGTAATCTGTTCATCAACATTTGCTTTAATTAAATTAATTTCTTCCTTAAACAAATCAATTTCTTTACTAACAAACTCCATATGTGTATTTACTGTGGACATATGTTCATTAATAACTGCTAAATCTTGTTCTATACTTGACAAATCTGGTGCAATATAAGAGTTTATTTTAGCTTCCATGTCTAAATATCTTTGATAAACTTCAAATCCACCCCATGCACCACCTAGTATTGTACCTATTAATGGAACAATAAGCAGTAATTTACTTCCGCCTACCTTAATACCGCCATATTCTACTTCTGCCATTGTAAATCCATTAATTTATTGTGTAGTATTTCGTTAGCCAAACCGTTTCTTAATCCTCTTTGATTATCTGGTATGTCTTTGTCTAAATATATTCCTTTATCTTTATAAAATACACCATCAATAAGTAGTTGTGTATTGTAAGTATTAAATCCAGCATTAAAGTTTAAGAGTGCAAGTATTAAGCTTTGTAGTTTCTGCTGCTCTTCTAGTGATGCAGCTTCTCCCATTTCTGTTGCAAGATTCTTTAACTTGTCGCTAATAATCTCACGCATCTTATCTTTCTTACTTGCTTTCTTAGCTACTTTTTTTAGTACTGGTTGCTCTACAACTTCAGCTTTTGTTTCTTCTGGCTCAGGCTCTTCAATACTTTCTTCCTGTTCCTCAACTGGCTCATCTTCTGTTGGCTCATCATCCTCAACCGATTCATTCTCTGGCTCTGGCTCAGGCTCATCAAGCTCCTCTTCAGTTGGTTCAGGTTCTAAAAACTCTTCTAACTCTGCCTCTAATTCTTCTATCAGTTCCTCTTGTGCCATCTCTTCAAACAATACTTCCATCTCTGGTATTGCTTCTTCTAATGTAGTAGAGATTAAAGTGTAATCATCTAATTCTTCTATCTCTATTATTTGGAAAACCTCTGGCTCTTCCAAAACATATA